AGAACCACTTGTCCCTGCTGTCGTAACTTTAAAAACAAAGCCAGTATCTTGGACAGTGGTGGCTCGTCTTACATCACCAACACTAAAAGATGTACTGGCTGCCCATGCTGCTACTGCTGACATTAGGGTTCAAATACCTCCCTAAATGTTGCACTAATTGTTGCTCTATTTAAGTATGGAATACTTTTATTCCAGCTAGGACAAACATATTTACTTGAAGAACTTTCCCCTGGAGGTGTCCAAGTAAAACTTGCAGAATCGTTTGCTCTCGCTATTAAAAATGCCTCAATTGTATCTGCATCTGCTTCAGATACTTTAAAAGTAACTCTATAAACTCTTGGATCTTGATGCTGTGCTAAACCAAATAAAATTCTTTGCTCGTACCCGTCTGCAAATTGGATAGTCCTTGTCTTAGGATTGTGTGTCTTTTGAACTCCGTAAGTTGGAGTGACGTTTGGAAAATTTGCCATTACGCTAATAAACCTCCAGGTCTTTTCTCTTTAACTAATTCAGCTTGTATAGCTGCTGCCAGCATATCTCCTAATTCTTGAGCTGCACCAGCATCACCTTCTACTGACGAACCAGAAGCATCTACGTTAACTACAATATTTGCTCCTCCCATTTCATGATTTGGAACGATATTACCGCTAGAACCTGGAACAAATAATTCTGGGCCTTTCTCTCCAACAACATAGGGAGAACCCCCTGATACTGGGCCTCCAAAAGCTCTTGGTGTGAAATTAGGTTGAACACTAGAACCTCCAACAGCATGTCTACCAATAGAAGCAGCCGTGTCAGTCACCTTGCCAACTCCTGTACCAAAAGAACCTGATTTTAAAGCAGAGCCACTAGGAGTTGTTCCTATCCCACCTAAAAAGTTCAAACCTATTCCTAATATCTTCATTTGTATTTGCTTTGCAATCATTTTTGCAGCCATGTCTAAGAACATATCTGCTGTTCTTTGGAATAGATTTGCTAAAGCTTCTTTTGCTGTCATAGAACCTTTCACTATTCCCTTAAATGATTCACTAAACGCATTACCAACTGTTTCTGCTGTTTTAGTTAATAGAAACAAAGGACTTTGTAACTGTTCTATCTCATCTCTAACAGTTGCAATATTCGTAATTAACTCCAGCTTAAATGCTCTATCTAGTTCTTCTCCTAACTTTTTGACTGCATCTTGTTGACTATCACCCAGTAATTTTTCCATTCTTATATCTCTTATATCCTCACCTGTTACAGTTGCGTTACCTTCTCCTGGTCCTTGCCCGAAGAGATTCATATACTTATTTCCTAAAGTTCTACCCATACCCATAAACGCATCAAACGCATTAACTTGATCTTTACTTCCTGTTACAGATTTTTTCTGACTTTCTAAAATAGCGTCTTGTAGTTTTTTCTGTACTTTTAAACTTCCTTCTGTCTTCATTAAGTTTATAAGCTGATCGGCTTTTTCTCTCCCTATTTTTCCTTCAGCAGCTTGAATATTTTTCAACAAATCTGCATTAGTTTTAAGACCTTTAACCATATTGAAAGTACCTTCGTCTCCAAAAGCTATAAGAAGAGACGTTCTAACTGAAGCATCAAAGGCAGCAAAACTCTTAGCCGCATTAAGAGCCTCTTCCTTTGTCATACTCAGAGTTCTACCTAACTTCTCTATACCTCTTGCTGTAAATAATGAAGTGCCCCCTGTAGCCGTTATAGATTTATTAACTTTGTCTATTTCCTTACGGAATTGCATAGTCTCAGCAAATTTAGTAGCAAGAGCAGATGCAACTATACCTCCTGCAAAACCGCCCCCAGGAGAAACCGCTTCTCCTATTCCACCACCTAGTGCGCTAAAAGCCGCAACCCCAGGACTTTGACCGAATAAGAGGGGGAAACCACCACTAATACCTGCGGCAGAAGCTATCCTTCCAAAGTTTCCTCCACCTCCTGCCTTAGTAGAAGTCGTTCCACCGCCACTTCCTCCGCCTTTTTTCCCTCCTTTACCTGCTCTAGTTGTTCTTGCATTAGTCATATCTATTTCTCTAGCTGCTGCATCTAACTGGTCTTTATCCTGTGCTGTTATAGCTTTTTCTAGCTTTAGTTCTAACTCAGTTGTTGTTAGACCCTTCTTCTTTAAACGCTCAATTAGCTTTCTAGCACTATGTTCCTTGTTTAAGAAAGCTGATCTTCGTTTAGCTGCTTTAAGTTCAGATTCGTTAGTTGCTTTTATCCTCTTCGCTCTACTCTCTTCCAACTTAGTTAAATTGTCTAATTGCTCTAGTTCCCTAGCTATCTCTCCTGCGTTTCCTATACGGTCTTTTGTTACTAGCTTATCGCCTTTCCACTCACCCCAACCTCCCGTTGCTGTGTACTGCTTTCCTTTAGGCTTCATCTTGCCTTGTAGTTCGGATACTTTTTTGTATTGCGAAAGTAAACCCTCTATTCCCTGCTTAAATTTTCTAACCTCATCAGTCTTTACACCGTCAAAAGTTTTAAGAAGTGTCTCCAGTACTTCCCTTCTTCTAAGTAATTGAGTGTGTTTTGTAGCAAACGTACCAGTGCCTTTACGTCCTAGGTCTATAGGTAAAGCTGCACCTGTTTTTGGTATAGATGGTCCTCTAGATGTTCCTCCTTGGTAAATAGGGTTGCCGTATATGTCCACAGGACCGTGCATCACACTTCCATGCGGTCCTTTTCTCTGTCTAAGTGCTGTAGCTTCAGCTTTTTTAGCCTTATCTTCTCTTTTCCTAGTAGCAACTACCTCTTTAGCCCTGTCTTGCGCCTTTTTCTCTGCCTCTGCTTTCTTTTTAGTTTCGGCAGCTAATTTCTTTTCAGCCTCAGATTGTTTATTGATTAGATCTAATATCTTAAATTCTGCATCAATTTCTTTGTTTAGTTTCTTTAGTTTCGCTTCTGACCACTGGATTTTACCCAACTCTGCGGCTTCCTGAACTTTACCTAGCTGTATTTTTCTCTGTTGAACATTTAAACCGTACTTTTCTAACTTAAGATTTGCACTTACAGCCTCTCCCTGTCTTACCTGAAAAGCTTTTATCCTATCCGCATTATAAAATCTCTTTTTTGCTGCCTGATCTTCTTGTCTTTTCTCTCGTAATTTTCTTGCCTTCTCTTTAGCTTCTGCTTTTTGGTCTGGTGTAGTCGCTACTTTTATAGTTTTACCTAACTCATTTTTTATCTTGGTCCTTAGATCCCGTAAGTCCTGACTGAACTGACGAGTAGCTAACTCAATATTTACGGTATAGGTTGCTCCTCCGTCTGCCACTAGATCACCTAATTAATAGTAATAGTTTAGCGCACGTTCTTGTATTGAGACTTTCTTCGAGCATCTTCGTATGCTTTTTCTTCTCTTTCACCTTTTAATTCAAGATATGCGCTCCATGCGTATAGCTCTTCTGTTGTCATCGTAGTTGCTATTTCTTTGTGAGTTTTGCCTAGCTTTTCAGCTATTGCAAATTGGAGATAGAGGTAACTATTCTTCTCCAGTTGTGCTTTTTACGGCTTCTGGGTCAACCTCATCCCCCAAGTCCTGCATCTTAGCCATGATGTCCAGTAAGACACTTAAAGGAACTTCTCTCCTTAAAGATGGTCTATCTGCTTCTGTAAATAAGGATTTTCCTGAACTATCTTGTGCTTTTTCGATGATTACCTGGAGCGCAAAGTCTAGACTACCTTCTTCGTCTCCCTTACCCATTGCTCTTAGTGTGGTATTTATCTTGTCTCTATCAGCAATGGTTATAGGGGACCAGAAGATCTTAAGTACTAAATCTTCCCCCTTATAAATAGCGTAACTACTACGATTTTCGACATTGTAAGCTTTTTTCAGCTTGTCTATAGCACGTTCAGCAGCCATGTAATTCTGTATTTACTCCTGTAGTATAACCTATAAGTCTAAATAAGCTCTTGGTTGATAATTGTATGCTTGACCTGAACTGCCTACATTTCCCGTATAGTTCTTACTCTTAAATGTTGTCTTTCTATCTGTCTTTCGTATAACAAAATTCTTGGAACGAAAAGCTCTATTGATGTCCCTCATTAAGTACTGAGTGTCATTCAAGTAAATCCTGTACCAACTAGGTTGTGGGTATATCTTAGGTGTTAAATTTTTAGTTCTGCCATGTTGAGCGTATGTAACTTTCTTACCCTTAGTATCCATCATATTCTGAAAATGGTGTATCTTCTCTCCCCAGAAACCCGTTGCAAACAGAGCGTATTCAGAAGCGTTACCTATATACAAAGTTTGGGCTATAGGCACTACAGAAAACTTAGGTCTTTCTCTTCTTCTAGGTTTGCGAGCCGCTTTAATGGCTTCTTTATCCCAGAAAGGAGGATTAGGTTCTCTTTCTAGTTCACCTCCTTGAACTGGAGCAGTACTGACTACCCAACTCCTAGCAAAACTACCTGTCCACCACGGTCCTTTATCTTGCAAAGTATGAACAATCTCTTTTGCTGACTCAGTTCTTGCTTGTCTTACA